AGGGCGATATTCTACTTCAATCTTATACCCATTAAGAGTAGTTGATGCTGTATTTGCCATTGATTAGAATCCCAGTGTTTCTTTGAGTGTGTTCAGCTTGGGCAAGAATATTTTCACACCTGGCTTGAAATCCAAGGGAGGTGCTGTGAGTGTGTTGGGATTGCGTTGATAAAACACCCACCACAGGTTTGAATCTTGATACAAGTCAAATGCCAACAGGTCAGGTCTGTACTGATAAGTTTGATTGATAATAAATTCCAAATCGTCAGTTTCTTTGGGAATGGGTCGATTGACCATGACATCCAAGAAGAATTGACTATACCCAGTTTGATAGTACGGACTTGTTGCTACATAATTTGCCATTACCAGAATCCTTTCTTGATCAGTGCACCTGATGCAAACTCTTGCATATTGAACTGTTTACTTACTTGACTGCGAGTATTGATTGGCAATAATGTAAGGCTGATCTCAATCTTGGTAGGCACATAAGTGGCCTGTGCTAAATTGTTGACGTTTTGATTTATCATACTAGGGCTTGGTGGTGTTGTTGTTGCACCCACCGGTGGTTTGGTTATTGTACCCAGCAAGCGTGTCAAGCTAGGATTGCCTGCTTCTGGAGCAATAGCGCCTGTTCTTGCACGTTGTGTCAGCAGGTTGGTGCCATAGTTGTTGGGTGCGCCGGCACGAATGTAATCCACATCGTTTGGCAAGCTGTAGTTGAACTGTGACACCACGCAAGGATGTTGATTGAATTGATATTGACCTAGGCCACTGAGATATGTCAGCGGAGGAGGAGCTCCACGCAATGGATCTTTGGCGCCGTAGAACATCTTGGTCACTGATCGGAAAAAATGAATCACTGCCAGCAGGTAGTTGGCTTCCTGTGTATCCTGTGCTGTGAATGTGGCACGAATGTTAATGTCATTTACTCGACTGTTTTTGTAGAAATATCCACGAAAGTTGGAGTGTGTGAGGTCATACATTTCATAGTTGGCATTGTATGTGGTTTCAATTGACGGAGTGTACGGAAATATAACTCCGTCAGTTTCATACAAAGGTGCTAGAATAGTTGATCCTGTGCGATCTTTATACAGGTAGTCTGCATTGGGTGCCAGTTGCAGACGTACACGCCAGTCTGAGCTTGCTGGCTGTTTATAACGTGCCTGCAGTGTAGCTTGCTCCTGAGCACGTTGTTTTGCGGCAGCTTCTTGTCGTGCAAGTATCTCTTCATCAGATAGGCCACCTGGGTTCTGACGTGCAAGTATTTCTTCATCAGACAATCCGCCAGGCAAGGCAGGGTCGGTAGTAGAGTTAACATTATCGCCTGCCGCACGGTTTGCTTCTTGTTCATCTGCTTCTCGTTCAAGCTCTAATCTTCGTGCTTCAAATGGGTCGTCAGTTGGTTCAACTTCTGTTGCTTGCTCTGCTAGTTCTTGTCGATTTGCTTCTTGTTCAAGTTCTAACCGACGTTGTTCAAATGGATCATCCGCAGCCGCAAGCTCTTCAGGTGTGAGCTCTATTGCTCGTTCTTCATCTGCTTCTTGCTCAAGCTCTAAACGACGTTGTTCAAATGGGTCGTCAGTTGGTTCAACTTCTGTTGCTTGCTCTGCTAGTTCTTGTCGATTTGCTTCTTGCTCAAGCTCTAATCTTCGTGATTCAAATGGATCATCTGCGGCTGCTTGCTCATCAGCAGTTAACACAATCTCGTTGGCTGGTACTTCAGCTGCTAGTTCTGCTTCAAATCTTGCTTGTTCAAATGGATCATTGTCGCCAGGACCAACTGGGTCATTAGCATCAATAAAATTCTGATCAACAACAGGTTGTTCGGCATCAAACAATGCCTCAGTTTGTGCCTCAGTTAATTCTGTGGCTGTGGCATCAACTTCAACAAAGTTATTAACCAAGCCTGGCTCGGCGCCGTCAAACAATGCGTTGGTTTCTTCTTCAGTCAAAATAGTCAGCGTGGTTTCAGATTCCACAATAGGATCAACTGCGGCAGCGGCAATTTCATCATCAACTTCTTGAGGTGACAGTATCAAAGGTGCATCTGTTCCTGCGGCAGCGGCAATTTCATCATCAACTTCTTGAGGTGACAGTATCAAAGGTGCATCAGAGCCGTTGGCTGCGGCAGCGGCAATTGCCGCGTCAACATCCACATCTACTGGTGCACCAAGTTCACTACCGTTAGCTACAAATGCTTCAGAATTTTCTTCAATTACACCTTGGTTAGTTAGTATAGAGTCTGTCTGCTGTTCATTGTTTGCAGTAGCATTGTCAATGTTGGTCTGTGCTTCATCAATAACTGCGGCATTTTCGGCGATACTGGCACGTTGAGCAGCATTGTTGGCCTCAAGTTCTGCACGACGACTATCGGGCAAGTTATCATCTGCTAGTTCAAGATTGTTTTGATCAATGATTGCTTGTGCTTGACGTTGTTGTTCTTGTGCCGCAGCCTGTGCTTCTTCGTTGGCCAAGATTTGACGATTGTTGCTTTGAATATTTTCTTCAGCTCGTACAATTTCTCCTTGTGCGCCCACAATGTTTTGTAGATTTTGATCTTCATCATCTGTCAAGGCAGGGTATTGAACTCTAACCACTGCGGCTGCCTGCGCTGTGGCAGCAGTGTTGGGTGTTGGTGCCGGTGATCCTGTTGTGGTTCCTGTTTTGGTATTGTTAAATCCAAACAAATTGCCAAGCGAGCTTATAGCAGTGTCCAGTATTGGTACACCTGTTTTAACTGTGCCAAAATTAGCATTTGCTGCCAGCGGAGAGTCTGTCAGTTGCGGAATACCTAGTCTAGCACGAATATAAGGATCTGTTGGATCAGCACCACCTAGTAATCTTATCTGGTCACTGGTTAATCCGGCATAGGGATCGTTTATTGGAGCAGCCGAGATCAATGATGGATTTGGCAATGCGGCAGCAGGATCAAATACGTTTTCGCCCACATCCTGTCTCGGATCAAACACTGATTCAGATACAGGTATTTCTCTTGGCGTGTCTGCACCAACATTAGTGTTAGGGTCTGAGGCTGCATCCACATTACCAAGACGTTCTAATCGAGTGGTCTCTGCACCAACGTTAGTGTTAGGGTCTGAGGCTGCATCCACATTACCAAGACGTTCTAATCGAGTGGTCTCTGCACCAACGTTAGTGTTGGGGTCGTTGGCAGGATTTACTGGCAGTTGAGTTTCTGGTGGTCCTTCTTGTTGACTTAATATGCTGGTTTCAGGATCAAAGCTATAATTGCCAACTTCGCCTAATGAAATTTCAGCTATGATCAATGCTTCGTCATAGGCTATGCCCTGAAGAATCAGTTTGTTAAATTCTGCTGCTTTTGCTGGATCGTAACCTGCTGCCATATTTGTATTCCTATACCTTATTTACCGGTATGAAAAACTGGGCAGTTTATAAAAATTACACTGTTGATCTAGGCGGCTGTATAGGTATACCTATAAAAGGCTGATTGTCAAGTTGTTGTATGGCCAGCTGAAGGTCTGCCGATGGACTCACTGTGTAATTTACCACAGGCGAAACTGCTGTGGTGGTTGTGGTAATCCTGGAAGTTACTGTGGGATCAGACTGTGTGGATGTTGGACCGATGCGCACATTCACTGGTTGAGTTGCTGTGTATTGAGGATCAGTGTAGTAGGTTGGTGCTGTTGCGGCCGCAGCGGTCGCAGAGGCGGCAGCTGATTCTGCGTCAATTATAGTACGTGTTCTGCCCGCTGCCACTACTGTTGCGGCTGTCTGGGCCACTGCTTGTGCTTGGGATTGTGCAATAATTTGTTGTTCTTGTGCATCTTGGGCCAGTTGCTGTTGGTATATCTGTTGTTGAATTTGAGCTTGTTGCTGTGCCTGATAAGCAGCCTCAGCTTGTTGTTGAGCCAACTGTGCCTGGTAGGCAGCTTGACGTGCGGCTTCTTCGTAGGCGGCTTGTTGAGAAGCTTGAGCTTGAGCAGCCAACTGTGCTTGGTAGGCAGCTTCTTGTGCAGCCTGGTAGGCAGCTTGTTGTGCGGCAGCTTGTTGTGCGGCAGCTTGAGCTTGTATGGCAGCTTGTTGAGCGGCTGCTTGTGCCGCCTGTTGCGCGGTAATATTGTTGTTGTGCGATGTAAGCTGAGTAGTCCACGGTGGCTCCTGTTTACCATATTTACCAAATTCTGGTTGACAACTGTTGTAGATATGCTACAATAAGTACACACCCAGGAGAACAGACATACATGTCTTTATTACCAAAACCGGCCGCCAAGGTCAACTACCTTAACAATCGTGATATTTTAAAAGAAATTCATCACAGCAAAAACACTTACTGCTGGTACCGAGACAGAGATCTAGATCACCAGTTTGATTTGATTCTTCCCAGCATTGACAAAATCAACCAACGCACTGTGGTAGATGCACGTAAGAATCGTGCAGATCGTATCAAGCGTGAAACAGGCGTGGTTGTTGATCAAAAGAAAATTCCCAACACTGATCTAGTGTTTCGTATCACTTGTTGGGATCACATTCCCAAAGCACCCAAAAAGATCACCAAGGCCGAAGCTAAAAAACGCAAGTTGGAAGAAATTCTGGATCTTGACGATGTCACAGAAGATGATCCCTTGGCAGATTTAGTTGATGTGCCTGTGTTAGACATGAACTATGTGCGATTGAACTTTCCTCCGTTCGAACACTACAGATTAGACGAAGACAAAAATCCGTATCTTGTTGGCCGTAGCCATTGGAAAGGTGATTTAGAAACAGGTGAGTTCTCTCGTGAACACGGCAACATGACCAAGAAGTTGGCCATGATGTTTATGAAACTGTGTGAACGTTATGCCACACGGTCAAACTGGCGTGGTTATACCTACAACGAAGAAATGCGAGGCCAGGCCTTGCTACAACTCAGTCAAATTGGTCTACAGTTTGATGAATCAAAATCACAAAACCCCTTTGCCTATTACACGGCAGCTATCACCAATAGCTTTACTCGAATCCTAAACATCGAAAAGAAAAATCAAAACATTCGCGATGACATTTTGGAGATGAACGGATTGAATCCTTCATGGACCAGACAGAATTCTGGCAAGGCTGGTATGGCAGCCATGTCCGGACCGGTTGTAAGTAGTTTGGATGAATGACTACTGCTATTGCATTCAATGGTGGTGCATATGGAACATACTTAGAGTGGTGTTTAACTACTCTAAGTTCTACTGATAATATTGTTCCACCTTTTTCTAGTATTGGGAACAGCCATAATTTTAAAGGGAATCACCTAGCAGACATAGCCGGATGGAAATCGTTCAAGTTAGCTAACCGCACTTCTCAGTTTGTAAGACTGCATCCAAAAACTCTCCAAGACGAGTCTCTCAGTGCTAATATGAATTATCTTTGCAGTACCACCGAGTCAGTTGTGTATCTTTATCCAAACAAAGAATTACTTCTGTTATCGTTAAATAATTTTACCTATAAAATTTGGGAAGACTGGTGGGAACATAGTTTTAGTTCAGTGATAGATGTTGACAAAATTTACAACAATTGGCCAGTAAGTAAAGCTACTACAATTTCTAATATACCAAATTGGATCAAACGAGAATTCTTGAGTTTTTACCTGATGCCAGCGTGGTTTTCGCAAATTGAATGGAATCACTTAGATACATGGAATCATCCAAAATGCTGCATAGTAACTGTTGATCAACTACTACACGATTTTGAAAATACCATCTATCGCATAAGAAAACATTGCAACTTGCAGTTCAAAAGAGATGTAGTAGAACTGTTACCGTTTCATCAACAAAATCTAAAATTACAAAAATACATTGGACAAGATCAAATTTGCAATCAAATAATTGATGCCGTGGTTAATAACCAACCATTTGAATGGGAAGAGCTTACGCTAACTAGCGAGAGTTGGATGCAGTGGGAATTGAGAAACCGCGGTTTCGAAATACGCTGTGATGGGCTTGACATGTTCCCCACGAATAGTATACAATTACGAGAACTACTATACACTGTATGAATCTATTTAAAAAAGCAGCGCTCTTCACTGATATCCATTTTGGCTTAAAGTCAAACAGCACCTTACACAATGAGGACTGTTTGAACTTTGTCAAATGGGCGACCGCCAAAGCCCGGGCAGAAGGTTGCGAAACCTGCTTGTTTCTCGGCGATTGGCACAACAATCGATCAAGTCTAAACATTGTCACACTCAACTACAGTCTACAAGCTCTGGAGCATATGAATGCTAACTTTGAGCGTGTTTACTTTATTCCTGGCAATCACGACTTGTACTACAGGGACAAGCGTGACATACAAAGTGTGGAATGGGCAAGACATCTACCCAATGTCGAAATCTGTAACGATTGGTTCAGTAGCGGCGACGTGGTTATTGCTCCTTGGCTGTGTGGTGATGACCACAAGCGTATTCCCAAACTAAAAGGCAGGTACATGTTTGGGCACTTTGAATTGCCTGGTTATATGATGAATGCCATGGTAGAGATGCCGGATCATGGCGAGATTCGCAGAGAAGATTTCAACAACTTTGATCATGTGTTCACAGGACACTTTCACAAACGTCAAACCAAAAAGAACATTACCTATATTGGCAACTGTTTTCCGCACAACTATGCCGATGCAGGCGATGACGAGCGTGGATTAACTATACTAGAGTGGGGCAAAGAAGCAGTACACCATGCTTGGCCTGATCAGCCTAGATATCGTGTGCTAGGCCTGAGTTCTGTAATTGACAATGCTTCCACATTACTTGCTCCTGGCATGCATGTGCGTGTACAATTAGACATTGAGATTTCATACGAAGAAGCCAACTTCATCAAAGAAACATTTATTCGAGATTATCAACTGCGAGAAATGGCATTGATTCCCAACAAGGCAGCAGGAGTTGACACAGACATGGCACCTGGCGAAGTAAAGTTTGAGTCAGTTGATCAGATTGTTACAGACCAGATCACCAACATTGAATCAGAATTTTACGATAACAAACTGCTGTTGAAAATTTATCAAAATTTATGAAGTTATATTTCAACGGATGTAGCCACACGTACGGTGACGATCTAACCGATTTTAATAAAGCGTGGCCTGGTTTGATTGCGAAGCAGATAGGTTGTAATTTTGTCAATGACGCAGTAAGCGGTGGCACAAACGATCGAATTGTATATCGTACAATAAAAAATGCACAGAACTTTGACAAAGTTTATATAGCATGGACGTATACATCAAGATTTACTCGGTATCGTTCAGACAATAATCATGAAGTAAACTTTAATCCACAGTTGAAGAACACCATGTATGGTGCAGATCCTGAGTTCAGTGAGTACGGGTTGTGGCATTATCGAGTATGGCACAACGAACTATACAGTTTTAAACTTTGGCTACAGAACATTATCCTGTTGCAACGATATCTAGAAAGTATTAACAAACCTTATGTTATGGTTAATTCAACTGACAATTACCTCAATCGGTGGAATGTCGGTTGGCCTGTGTTTAATTCTAGTGTAAAATCATTGTTGTGCTTTGATTTGATGAATGACAGTCAGTTAGAGCAAGAACATGCAGAGATACAAACTCTATTGTCCCAAATAAACATCAATCACTATATTGGGTGGAACGATTGGTGGCTTACTCAGGCATGTACTACCTATCCTGTTGGTCCAACTGGTCATTTGTTGGAAGACGGGCATCAATATATTGCAGACTACATACTAACCAATGATTCACATTAAAAATCTCACTGTAAAAAACTTCATGAGTGTGGGCAATGCCACGCAAGGCATTGATTTTGACCGTAAGGATCTTACCTTGGTACTAGGTGAGAACTTGGATCTAGGTGGTGACGGTTCTAGAAACGGCACAGGCAAGACCACAATCATCAATGCGTTAAGTTATGCCCTGTACGGCCAGGCCTTGAGTAATATCCGCAAAGACAATCTAGTAAACAAGACCAACGGCAAGAACATGCTTGTGAGTTTGGACTTTGTTGTAAACGGTACTGAATACAAAATTGAACGCGGACGTAAACCCAACGTGCTACGATTTTATGTCAACAATCAAGCACAAGTGTCTACAGACGAAGCACAAGGCGACAGTCGCGAAACCCAGGATGCTATTGAACGTGTAATGAACATGAGTCACGACATGTTCAAACATGTGCTGGCACTGAACACGTATACTGAACCTTTCTTGAGTTTAAAAGCCAATGATCAACGCAACATCATTGAGCAGTTGTTGGGCATCACCTTGCTTTCAGAACGTGCAGATGCTATCAAGGAACTCAACCGGCAGACCAAAGACAGCATCTCACAAGAAGAATTTCGTATCCGTGCAGAACAAGAAGCCAACAAACGTATTGAAGAACAGATTGAAAGTTTGAAACGCAGGCAAGTGCTTTGGCAAAAGAAGTACGACAGTGATGTAGCGTACCTTGTGGCACAATATGATGATCTAGCCAAGATTGACATCGAAGTAGAACTGTTGGCTCACAAAGATCTAGCTGTGTGGACCACAAGGAAACAACAACAAGATGCGTATACAGCACTTGTGGGTCGACAAACTGCTTGGAAACAAAAACAAAACAAAGACATCAGCGAGTTGGAACTAACTTATACCAATCTCAGCCATATTGATATCACAGCAGAACTACAGGCACATGTGGACTTGGCCGCTTATACACAACGAGCCAAAGACATTGCTGACCTTGAGAAACTGATTGCTAGATGTGTTGCTGACGAAGCTCGAGAACAGAAAACGATTGATAAACTACGAGTTGAAATTGAAGAACTAAAGAATCACAAGTGTTATGCATGTGGTCAAGACTTTCATGACGATAATCACGAAACAGTATTGGCAACAAAAGAGAAAGCCCTACAAGAAGCCGCACTGCAGGCATTGAGTACCAATGGTCAGTGGATGGAAAATACAGATGCATTGACTGCATTAGGTGTGCTGGGTGCAAAACCCACTACTCACTACAAGACAGAAACAGAAGCCATTCGTCACTCAAGTGAACTAGAAAACATTCAGCACAAGATTGATGCCAAACGTGCAGAAACAGATCCTTATGATGAGCAACTAGCAGAACACACGCCTGTAGAAGTTGGCACACAGCCTGTCACATACTACGATACAGAAGCACAAGCAGTTGACCATCGCAGTCGTATGAACACCCTGCTGACACAGATTGCTACCAAGGGCGAAGAGAAGGATCCTTACACAGAGCAAATTGTCGAAATGCAACAACAGGCATTGCAGACTGTGAGTTATGATACACTCAATGATCTCACAAGACTGCAAGAGCATCAAGACTTCTTGCTTAAACTGTTGACAAGTAAAGATTCGTTTGTGCGTAAAAAGATTATTGATCAGAACTTGAGTTATTTGAACTCTCGACTCACCCACTACCTAGATCGTATTGGTTTGCCACACACTGTGAAGTTCCAGAACGATTTGAGTGTGATGATTGAAGAACTAGGTCGTGAACTTGACTTTGATAACTTGTCACGTGGTGAACGCAATCGATTGATCCTATCTATGTCATGGGCATTCCGTGATGTTTGGGAAAGTTTATATTCGCCAATCAACTTGTTGTTTATTGACGAGCTTATCGACAACGGGCTAGACACACAAGGTGTAGAAAATGCCTTGGCATTGTTAAAGAAAATGAGCAGAGAACGACATAAATCAATTTGGCTTGTGAGCCACCGTGATGAACTTGCAGGACGTGTGGAAAACATTCTAAAAGTTGTCAAAGAAAACGGCTTTACCAGCTACAACACAGACATAGAACTGGCATAAATTTTTAAAAATCAACTGTAAGGCATAACTATAGAGCAAGGATAAATCGCATACAACACATGACATGGCTATATCAAGATACCCCAATTGAGACGTTGCCCGAAGAGTGTGTTGGATTTGTTTACTTGATCACAAATAATCTCACTGGACGCAAGTACATAGGCAAAAAATTAGCAAAATTTAGCAAGACAACATACAAGACAGTTAAGCAAAAGAACGGC